ATGAGCACCAAGTCGCGAGAGGTTATCTGGGGCGGTCGGATCTTGGGCGCAAAGATCCGCGCACAGGGAGCCCGCGAGCGTGCCCAAGACGCAATCCGGGAAGCCGACCGAGCGGAGGCCGAAGCCTGGTCCATCCGCATGGAAGGCTACGGCGGCCCTGCCCAGCCCTCCCCGACTATCGCTCAATGCCTCAATGGCGGGCTCGGCTGGTTGGAGGTCGAGTGCGCCCGCTGTAAGACCCGCGCTAGCCTCCCGCTGGATGCTATACGCCGGCCTAAGGACACGCCGCTCTGGAAGCTGGAAGCATCGCTTAGATGCCGGTCCTGCCAGACCCCGCGCTACGCGCCGCCTGCCCGCATGATCAAGCTGACCGAGACAAGGCAGATAACCGCCTATAAGTGGGTTCACCCCACCGAGGAGCGTTAGAGCGACCGATGACCAAGTTTGCGGCTGAACGCCCCTACGCCGATCCAGACGCCGCCGCCCGCCAACTCGTTCAGCTCGCCGCCGGTATCGAGCCGGTCCAGGACGGGCGCATTCACATTGAGAAGGTGAACTATCCCTTCCTCTACACGCTCAAGGGAAGCGGCGCCGAGTTTGGAGCCGGCATCAGGCGCGCGGTTGAGAAGGGCTGGCTTGAGCTGCACGAAAGCGGGACTTATGTCCGCCTGCTGACGCCGGGCGAGGATCTGCTAGCAAAGGCATGACCTGGTCCGCCAAGTTTGACGAGCCGATCGTGCTGCCAGACGCCCGCGAGCTTGTGACATTGCTTGATGCGGGCGAGTACATTTCTGCTCTGCCAAAGAAGGAGCACAGCGCGCCGGAATGGCAAGCCGCGATGGAGGCACTGATCCTGGTGGCCGAAGGTGGCGGCCCGACGATGTTTGCCCGTATCGGCGTCATGCGGGCTCTGAACCGACACTACGTTCCAGAGTTTAACCCAAAAGGGAAAGAACCCCACTGGGGCCGGCGCAAGCTGAAGAGGGATCAATGAAAGAGGCCGCCTCAGTGGGCGGCCTCCTTTACGCCTTATGTTCTTAGATTTGACCGATGATGTGTAAGAAGTGCGCGAGGAACACGGCCAGGTGAAGCAAGGTGATTACCTGATCGAACATTTACGCAGTCTCCTGCCTACTCTTGAAGGAAATCTTCAAGAGCCACTGAACGGGGGCATAGCTCCGCCGCCAGTGATAAAGTTCGAATTTCAGGAACGAGATGCTTGTAGCACAATGCGCAGGACTTGCAAGCCGCGAGATGGAATTAGGACACCTCGAAAATCAGATTAGGGCACTGGAGGTTTAATACGGACAGCACCCCCGTCGGCGATGGGACGTTCTGGCAACAGAGAACACGCCCGCCAGCGTGAACCGGCGGGCGCAGCCTGACTTCACCACAGCCCGGCGGATATCGTCTCTACCAAACGCGTTTTTCCTTCGCGGTAGGCGGGCGCGTCCAGAGATGGAGGCGCGTATTTCGTTGGAAACATGCGATTGGTGATCCGCAGAAATTCCCGATAGCGCCGCGTCGCGTCCTCGATTGCGAGCGTCCCCTCTAACATCGCAAGCATCATGTTGCTCATGACTTCCTTGCGTGTTTCGAAGTCGAGATTTCGAGGCACGGCTTGATCAACCGCGGTGAATATCTCGTGCGAAGGCCCGGCAATAATACCGGTGAGCGTCGGACCTCGCATCAATGGACGAGGTGCGATCAGCTTGTGCCTACGTCCAGCGTTCGGATATCGCCGGAGATGGGCTTGAACTCTGCTCTTCGTCGTAGCCTCTCGAACGAATTGGTCGAAGTCCGGATTCAAACTCCTGTAATGCTTCAAGTTTCGGAAGGGCAAGATCGCCTCCGCCACACCAGATTTTCCGCCGAAAACCCCGTGGCAGATAAGCGTGATGGTTTTGCCGCTGTTGAGTGCCTCTTTGACCGCTTCGATCGTCTCCGCGCTCGGCAACGGAGGGGCTGCCTCTTGCCGTTTCTGACACGCTAAGCAACGCCGAAATCTCGCTCCAGGCCCCTCGAAACGGATATTCGATCCTGAAAGTGGATGCCCGTATTTACAGTGTGTCTGGTCTCGCCGATGACCCTTCCCCTCATTCGCAGCTAAAGCGTTCGCTTCAGCTAGCCGCTTGGCTTGAACCGCCCACTCGGGCTGTAGCTGGCAATGTTTTTTGTAGCGCTGATGGGTTACTAGCGCGGGGCCGAACTTTTTCTCGCCGGACGTGATCTTTCGCAGCGTGTCTCCCGCCCTCAACCTAAGCATGAACTCGTTGGCGAGTTCTGGCGTCATGCCTGGGGGTGCATTGAGCCACTTCAGTCTGGCTGCGCTACGTTCCTCATGAGATCGGTATTTTTGAACACGAGATGGCATGCTCGTCTCCCACTGGCGCTTGATTGCGCCCGCGGATGCCGAACCTGAGTCGCGGCGGGTAAGTGGCGGCCAATGCGGATCTGACCAGCCATCACCAACATGCTGGTAGTGAACAAGTTCGCCTAAACCCTTGCTTGTGCCAAGTGGCTCGCTATTGTGGCCGCTTCATATCGGGCCGGGGGGCCTCTTTTTGGTTGATTATATTGCAAGCGCTCAGCCGCTCCGGCGGCTGGACTCGCGCGTATCGGTTTATGTTGCCCTGCTGGCGATGGTGGCCGGGTACTTTCTTGTTTTTCCCATCTGGCGGGCTCAGTTCCTTGTCGAGATATGGCCCACGGAGTCGTGGAATGCTTACTGGCAGGACGCCGCCGCGGCCGGGTTGCCGATCTATCCCGAGTCTCAAGGACTGACGGGCAACAATTATCCACCGCTTTCCTTTTATGTGATTGGAGTGCTCGCCAAGGCGATGCACGTTGATCCGCTCTATCTCGGGCGCTGGCTGTCACTGGCCGGGCTTGCTGCGCTAGCATTCGAGATATCCGCCGCCGTGTGGCTGCTTACTGGAGCCCGCGTCTGGGGCGCTGCCGGCGCGCTTTGGTATCTCGCCATCATGGCGCGCAACTCGACAACCTATGTCGGGGCGAACGATCCGCAGATAGCGGGCCTTGCCATCATGGGCGCTGCGCTCGTGTGGTTCTTGAAGCGAACAGCGGCTGACCGCTCCCCACTGGCGCCCCTTCTCCTGATGGTCGCTGGTGGCTTTTGGAAGCACAACAATATCGGGATTCCGATTGCTGTGGTCGGTTGGCTGTTTCTCTCGGGGAATCGGTTTGCGCTGAAATCGACCGTCGCGAGTGCTGCCGCCGCAGTTGCCGGGCTTGCAGCTTGCGTTGTCTTGATCGGGCAGAACTTCATTCCGAACATGCTGGCCGTGCGCAGCTACGGCATGGGGACGCTCTTAGCGAACGTCGGCCATCTGCAATGGTGCGCTCTGGCCTTGCTGATTTGGGCTGTGTGGGCATGGAGCGAGCGCCGAACCACGCAAGCCAAGTTTACAGCTCTGCTGATCGGCGCGGGCCTCTTCTCTTGCCTTCTGCAATGGCTAGGCCACGGCGTAGCGGGTAATGCCGAATTTGATTTGCTGTTCGCCTTGGGGCTTGGGCTTGGCGTCGTCCTGGCGGGATCTGATGCGTCCCCGCTGGCCCTTCGCATCGGAGTCGATCGCTGCCGGCTGCTGATAGTCGCGGCCCTGCTTTTACGCCTCTTGGCGTCGGACCGTCAGGAAACGGCGCTTGTGGTCGCCAGCGATGCGTTCCGCGGCACTTTCGCGGAGACCGAGCGCAATCTGATCCTCCAGGCCGGGCAAGTCTCAGGCGTACCCGGCAACGTCGCCTGTCATACGAAACTCATTTGCCGGTCGGCCGGAAAGCCGTTCCTGGTGGATGAATTTAAGGTGGAGGAGCTGCTTCTAACTGGCAACGCAACTCGGAAGGAAATCGCGGCGAAGATGGAGGCAAACAATATTCAGGTGTTTGCCGAGACGTTGCCGGCGACCCCATCCCCCAGCACTTCGCTGGGACGCTGGTTGTGGCCGACACGTTAACCGCCGTGGATCAAAGAACGCGCATAATCTTGTTAAGCGCGATCGTCGGCTGCATGTTCGTGAACACCGTGCTAGTGCCGCCTTGCGCCGTACCCGTGAAGGTCGATGCCGCTTGTGATGCACTGATGCTGGCGCCGCCAGCGGCGACGCAGGGGAAGCCGCCGCCGCCCGTCGTCGTGCTGTTGGAGGCTACCTGAGCATTGTGCGAAATCGAAATCGCGCCGTTCGCGATCGAGCCGGCGGGCGTGTAAGGCGGAAGGTTGGCAGTCACAAGGCTACTAGCCTGGCCGCCGCCTGTGGCTCCCAACGTAGAACCGTCCGGGGTCATGGTTGCCGAATTGATTATGGTTGCCGTGCTGTCGATCATGGCGACGACGCGACCGCGGAGGTTCGGAAGAGTGAACGTGGTTGAGCCGTCGCCGCTGCCGTAGGTGGTTCCGATCAGCGAAAACAATGTGGCATAGGTCGTTCGCGAAATCGCCTGCCCGATGGGAATCACGAAAGACGAGCTAGGCGCCGTCGATCCGGTATAGTCGAGAAGCGTTCCAAGCGGGACGAGCGCCGGACTGTTATAGAAGCCATGAAGATAGAACGCGCTGTCAGAATTGTTGTAAAGCGCAACATAGGGCGTCCCGGCCACAAGCACGCCGCTCGGTATTTCGACGTTCGGAGCCGAGCGCAGCGCCTTGGCGCCAAGCCCGTCAACGTTGAGTGTGACGGTCGCGCCGTTCGTCGTGTGAGGCGTGAAGGCGATTGTTTGGCCGCTCATATGCGCCAGCGTATCGAACGCCTGGAAGGAACTAACCGTGTAGGCGGTTGACGTTCCAGCGGTCGCGATAGCTCCGGCCACGTCGTCGCGATATTTGGCGAGGGCTGCCATAGCGGCGCGTGCGCTGTCATTCAGCGAGCTAGGCGCCTGGCCCTCCTGATAGTTCACGGTGCTGTCCGCAGTCGCGTTCGTCGCCGAAGTCTGCGACCACTTATAGAATGTCATTCCGTCACCCTCTGTTAAAGAAAAAGCCCCGGTTTCCCGGGGCCAAAGCCGCTTGAAGTTTTGAGAGGTCTGGCGCTCGCCGCGGCGCAAAGAAGATCGGCGGAGGCTGCCCCACCTGTTGCGCCGACATCGCGCCAACGTCAGCCGAGCCCTGCGGTCGCTGAGCGAAGATCGGGGGCGTTGCCTGAGCGTTGAGCGGGGCTTGCGCTGGCGCCGGCTGAGGCGCCTCTAAGGACAACGGGGCGCCTGGTTGCGCCGGAGCGCCGCCAGCGCCATATTTGGCATAGGCTGCCGCGGCGTATCTCGCCCGTTCGGGATGGGCTCCGGGCTTATTCCAGTCCTTCGGACGCTCAAAGGCCAACATGGCTTGGCCGGCTTCCTCGGGCGTCGTCGCTGACAATAACTGCCGATAGGCGGAGTTTTCCGACCCTTTTAGCTCCCGATGGAGGAAATCAAGTTGTATATTGAGATCGGTCCAGGGGACGCCTTGCGAAGCGGCATAGTCCTTTAGGGCCTGCGCCCTTGGCCCATTCCATTGGGCGATGCCGATGCTATCGCTTCCGTCTCGGCCGTCGCCTTTGTTCGTTGCGTAAGGATTGAGATCCTGCCCGGACTCGCCTTGCAGGTTTCCGACAATGCCGGCCGCCTGGTGCGGTTCGAGCCCTTGACTGACGTAGTAGTCATAAGCGGACTGACTGTTATTCATGGATGATCCGAAGCTGATTGATCTGGAGCCGCACAAGTGGCGATCGGATAGGCCGAAGGCCCGAGAGCCCGTTTTCGGCTCCGGATTTGCAAATCTTGCTGCGATCGCAATTCCGATCGCGGTTTTGCTAGGCTTGTCCTATTTCGTTCGCGGTCAACTCAACGCGTGGTGGCCGTCCCGCTCCGAACAGGTCGAAACAAGCAAGCCGCTGCCTCCCGGCAACTACACCTGGAGCCCTGACAAGGGATTGCAGAAATCAGATTAGCGCTGTGGCGAAACGTTGAGGCGCGGCTGAGACGCCACGACATCGGGGACCGTTGCGGCCATCCCGCCCGCTGCCGCTCTGCCGGCGTTCTGCGCAAGGGCCTGGACGAACTCGATCCGCTGAATGGTATCCGTCACCATTTTTGAAAGCTTGTCCGGCCTGACGTTCTGGCCGGTCTGCAAGAGAATGTCCGCGATCTGCCGGCGCACCTCGGGCGTGTTGCCCGAGAGGACGTTCTGGCCCGCGGCGAGCACGCTCTTAACGGCGCCGTGCCAGTTGCCGGAAAGCACCTGCCCCACGATATGCGGGTCAACCTCCATCGCAGCGTGATCGTTGAGATTGTCCACCGTGCGGGAGCCGCCCAAAGCCTGATTACGGGTCTCAAACATGGTCTGTTCGCGGCCGATTTGTCGCTGCAATTGATCGCTGCGGCCTGGGACCGTGAAGGCGTCAAACTCCTGCCGCGTCGCTTCGGACGTGAAGGGCCTGGCCTTGTTCGTGCCAAACGGCGCGTTCTGCACATAGCTGATTTGGGGATCAGCGTAGCCGCGGCGGAAGGCGGTTTGCGCTTCCGCGTCCGGCAGCTCATTGAACGCGCGGATTGCATCCTCAGGCCGGCCGGGCTTGGCTCCAATTTCCTTGCCGCGGTCCAGGGCCTCAATCCGTCGCTGAGAAGTCCGGTAAGCGTCCCGAGCGCTCGAATAGTTGCTGGACGATCGCGCCAGAGCATCGTCCAGGGCATCGCGGACGGGGACCAGCTCTGCAACTAGCGCCCCCTGCTTGTTCTCCGTCGCCTTCGCAATCATCATATCCATATTGGTTTTTGCGCGGAACGCATGGTTGACGTTGGAGAGCGTGAGATTCGGCGCCGCGAGATAGGAGCGCGCCTCTTTGATCGCATTCCCGATCGGGTCACGAAGAGCCGCCTCGGCCGTTTCGATGCCGGCGCGGGCGCGGAGGTCGGTCGGCACAGCGCCTTGAGCCCGGGCCAGATTGTCGGCCGCTGGCGAAATCGACCGGTTGGCGATTGCAACAGGCCCGCTCACGTCAATGGGCGTCGTTTCGCGTTTCACTGGCGCGTAATTGTGGCCCGCCTCAAAGTTGGCGTTCTCCACCATGCGGGTTCGCGTCTGATCCGCCGTCTGCGGCGCGTCAAAGGCCTCTCGGAAGGCACCGGAGAGTCGCCGGCCCTGATCGCCCTGTCGGCTTTCCAAAGCCTGGACCACGGCTGTACGGCCTTCCCCGGGCGCCCTAGCGACCGTCGAAAGCATACGCTGGCCGGCGTTGCCCATTGCGTCCGCGAGCGTGTAGGCGCCCTGCCCCTCGTTCGCAGCCTGGACGGCATCGAGGCTGAGCTGATCGGGTGCGATCTTGCTTTCGTGAATGGCGCGGGCAACCTGGCCCTCGGCAAAGCCCTTGGGATTGTATCGCGCCATGATGTTGGACACGATCGGGGAAAGAAGCCCCTTCACCGTACCGAGCACGGCAGGCGCGGCGCCGCCGACGACAAGGCCGGCTAGACCGCTCTTTATCGCGTTCTCCGCTCGCTCCCCAACGCCGTTGCCTTCCATGGCCCCAGAAAAGCCGCCAAGAATGCCGGCGTCCGCCGCCGAAGCCGCCGAGCGGGCCAGCAAGCCGGACTCGGGAGATAGGAATCGAGCCGCTGTCACGCCGTTCTTTGCCAGCCCGCCGCCTGCTACGGCGCCGCCCAAGGCCTCCGCAGCGCTGCCCAATACGCCCGTGTTCTTCTGCGCCTCGCCCGTAATCAGGTCTTCCCGCGCCTTGGCGTAGTTGTAGCCTTCGCGCGGGTCGAATGTGCCGCGCTTGACCATTTCGAGCGGGGTCATGGCCGCAGCCAAGATGGTGCTGTCAGCCCCGAGCGTAGCGCCGTGCACCAATCGACGCGTAAAGCCGGCATCCGAGGTTAACGCGTTGCCGTAGGAGCCCCCGGCGTCCTGGTCGGGAAAGATCGCCTTGCGTTCGTCAATCGCGGCTTGCTGGTATTTGTCCGGCGCCTTCTTGCCGCTCCCGAAATTCTGCGACATGACCTTGTTAATCGTGTCGCCGTCAGTCCCATCGGGGAAATCGACGGTTGAGCCGTTCGGAGCCGTGACGGTAATCGTCATTTAGGGGCGTATCCCTTTTCAGGAGTCCAGACATAGGCACCGGGCGCCGGGGCTGCCGGCGTTGCAGCGGCCGAATGTGAGCCGCTATCTTTTTCCTTGTAGGCTTCCGATCGCTGCCGCTGGATTGCGCGATGCATAACGCCGGCCTCCATACGCAATTGATCGAGCGCCGCCGCGTAAGCCTCCGGTCCATCCGCAGTGGACAGGATCTTGCGTGCATATTCGATATCGCTCTCACGCAAGGCGCCCTGCGGGTTGATCGTGCGCGCGTAGTCTTTCGCCGCCGTGTCTGTCGCGATCAGGAAGCGCTTGAAAACCGGGTTTGAATGCTCCCGCTGGCCCGCCTGCACCAGTTTGTTGACGGTCATCCAGTCCGAACGCGGCAGGGCGTCAGAGGCAGCCTGAGCAAGCGGCAGGGATTCCTCCATTGCTTTTTCAGCAACTCCAAAGTGTGTGCTCTTCGTGCCGAGCGCCCGAGCGCCGGAGACAAGCTCCGCCTGCTTGGCGATGTTTCGCAGGATTGCGTCAGCGTCCATCCCTTTGCTTTCGGCAAGCTCCGCCGCCATCCTCTGAATTTTGAGGATGTTGGCCGCGCCTTGAGAGCCGCGACCTAGCCCGGTAAGCGCCTTCGTGTCGCCAGCCAAGACGCGCTCGGCCAGCAAGCCGGCCGTTTTGTCGTCGATCGACGCGGCGTCGCTGCCCTCCTGGTTCTTGTGAACGACAACGGGCTGCCCGTCCGGACCGACCTTGTAGAGCTCGCCGCCCTTGCCGAGAACGTTGACCTTGTTCGGGTCCGTGTCCTTGGTGGCAATCCACCGCTGATAGGTGATCGGCGCTTCGCCCTCGGGCAGGTTCTTCTTGTAATATTCGTATTCTGCCGCGCTGGTTGGCGTCTTGTCGGCCGGCTCATAGGCGCGCGTAACCTTGCCGTCCTTGTAAATGTAGCCTTCGCCAAGGCTCAAGGGCTGCTTCTCCGGCTGGTAGGCGCGAACAACCCGCTGCGACTGCGGATCATAAACGTAGCCCTCGCCAAGCACCTGGAGCGACTTGTTCCCGAACGTCTGCGTAACAAGCGTTTTCATCAGCTCGGGATTGAGTGCCGCTGCCTGAGCCACTTGCGGGTCAACACCGCGCGCGACAAGCGCCCGCTGCGTCATGTTGAGCGCCTGGTTGCCCTTCGTCACCGGGTCCGTGTAGTTGCCGGTCAAGGCGCCGATGATGCTGCCGCCGTTGCCGAGGCTTTGCAGGCCGCCATTGAGCTTGTCAAAGAAGCCGGGGCCAGCCTGCGGAGACTCGGGGGCGCTTGCGGTAATCACGGGCGGAGGATTGGCAGGGACAGGCGCTTGCGCCATTGCCGAACGCGTCGGAGCCCCGATAGGCCCCTGAGGCCATTGCGCGTTGTCGATCGCGTTGGGCTGGTTGGCCGGGACGATCTGCGGCTGAGCCTGAGGCGCGGCACCGTAAGCGTTGGCCGGCGGAGATCCATACTGCGCAACGTCGCTGGGGAGCAACGGGCTGCCCATGTTCTGCTGCATCGCGTTGTTGCGGAGGAAATCGAGCAACCCTCCAATGTTGCCGCCGCCAAGATTGAGGCCGTCCAGCAATCCCACCATTTCAGGCAACCCTTTTCACGGAGCGGTCAGTTGCGAGCTTGTAGTCAACCGCCTTGAATTGGCCGATCATGCCCACCGCCTCCGGCGCATACTGCTCAACTTCCTGAGCCATGAGACCAATCTGGAAGCCGGGCTGGCCCTTGTAGCGATAGCGATAGACCGCCGTGCCATCGTGCAGCCGGCCTACTTCCTCAATGTCTTCCTTGGCGTTGCGATCGGAGATGAACTTAATCATGTTCGCCGCCGTTGACGCACCGCCCCCGCCGCCTCCACCGCTGCCGAACAGGCTGCCAAGTCCGCTGGCGATGCCCTGGAACTGCTGAACGCCGCTCATTTGGTTCGTGGTGTTGCTTGTGCCGCTGCTCTGCGAGCCAAGGCCCGCAATCGGGATGCCGATCTGTGCCAGCAAGCCGAGAGCCTGAACCGGAATGCCGCGTCGCTGAGCTTCAGCCGCGAGCGTGGCATTGGCGCCAGTGTTCGCCGCATCCACGGCAGCGCCGGCCGCAGTGACGCCCTGCCCGCGGTTGGCAAGATCCTGCTGCGTCATGCCAGCCTGAATGCCCGCGGTCGTGTTGCCGGCGTTGTAGAGGTTGCCGGCCGCGCCCTGCTGGTTCTGGACGTTCTGATTATATTGCGCCGTCAGAATCGGCGCCAAGCCCGCCGCGATGCCGCTGCCGAGCGCCTTCTGATTGTAGCCGGAGAAGTCGCGGCCAGCCGCGGCAAACGTTCCATTGACGCTCTGGCTGATGTTGTCCTTGAGCGCCTGCAACTGATCGCCAATCCCCGGCGTCTGCATCGGGTCATAGTTCGTGTTGGACGCAAGCGGGTTCGTCGCGTTGTAATACTGCTTATAGTAGTCGTTGACGTTGCCGGCCTGGTTGGTCGCGCCGCCGCCATTGAGGAGCGTCGTGGCGTAGTTGCTTACGGCCGGCGAGTATTTAGCCGCAGCATCGTTGGCGTTGGCCTGGATCGTGTTGAGCGCAGTGTTCTCGCCCGACGTGACGCCCGTATTGCCGAGGCCACCCTGCAATTGCGTCAGGATGTTCTTAAGCGCCGGCTGGGCCTCAAGCCAAGGCTGCGTCTGACTCTGCTGCTTGGTCTCGCTCGTGCTTTCGCCACCCATGTTAAACGTCTTTCTCCAGTATGACGAACTGAACGCGATATGCGCTCAGAACTCGTTCCCACCCGCGGCGCCCAATGATGCGGGTTTTAAGAGCGCCCTCGGCCTTCGCGTAGTTCTCGATATGCTCAATGAGCGGAAGCCAGCGCTTCCGGTCCCGCCCTGAGCAAGCCGTGATTGTGCAAACGTCGCGACTTAGATGGGTTGTTGCCGCCGCCAAGATCGCGGAGCCGTCCCAAGCCAGCCACAAGAGTTGTTCTCCAGAGAGAACCTGATTTTCGATGCTGGCGAACTCGCTGAGCCCCGTCCGCTCGATCGCCGCCAGAATGAGAGGACGCGCATAGCGCCAGAAATCAAAGATGCGGTCCGGGTCAACGCAAATCAGCTTAACCGTGCAAGGCATATTTGAAGGTTCTGCCGGTCGTGGCGCTGTTCGCGTGCGTGATCGTAAAGGAGCCGTTCGCCACTGCCGAAACGTAGATAGTGCCGTTGCCGACTTCCGCCGCGGCATTCGCAGTCGTCGCGGTCAAGATGGGTACGCTGCCGCTGGAGCAATTCGAGTCCGTTACCGTCGTGGTCGCTACGCTGACAGTGAGCGTCACGCTACCCACCGAGTTGGAGCGCCCGGCTGCAAGCTGCTGAATGGCGAGATTGATCTTCTTTAGATCGGTCTCTGAAATGCCCGGAACGGAAACCGTCATAGCGTGCTAGCCGTACCAACGTCGGGCACGACGCCCGCAAGAAACGTCCATGTCGTCGCGGCCGGAACGCGAACCCTGAAACGCGAATATCTAGCGTCCTTCATCATGTCGCAGCGGCCGGTCCGCGAGTTGACTAGAACCTCTGTCCCGGCGATTGAAGTAGCCGAGGGCGTGTCACGATAGGAAAGCGAGCCGTAAAGCGTTGTCGCGTCAGTGATCGGGCGAAAGCCGCGGATTGAAAGCCGGTTCTCGTCTGTCCCTTGCTCCGCAGTCTCTACGGTTGCTTCCAGATTATCCCCTCGGAAGAACCCTAGAATATGCGAGCTTGAAAACTGAGCTAGCTCGGGCTGCACCGCGGTAGCGTAGGCGTCCAGAGAGAGCGACATTGCGTCAACCGAGGACGAGATGCTGTCCAGCGCTTCCAACGTGATGCCGGACTGCGACATTCCCAAAAGGTATTCTCCCGCCATGGTGACAGGAAAAAACCGCTCTAGCAGGAAGTCGTAACCTATAACCTTGTCATAGGCCGTACCGATCGCGCCGGCTGCTGACTTGTAGGCCCAATAGATCCTGGTTGACCGCGGGTCTGCTGCGCCGATGAAAAGCTGCAAGTTGCCCTTGTCGAGGTCGGCGCTAAAGGTTCGGTCCACCTTCTCCCGTCCAATCGGCTCAGGAACGCCGCCCGGCTCGATCTTGTGAAAGCCCTGGCCGGCGTAGAAGAAAATCTTTTCGCCTGCACGGATGATCGAATAAGGCGCATAGAGGCCCTTATCCTGCGTGATGCGATCGATCTGGAAGATGTAGGGGGCGCCGGCAACGTAGGACATACGGCGAATGGCTTGGTCCTGGAAAACCACACCGTATTCACCGCCAGCTCCGCCCCGCACAACGCCGCCGTCCGGGAAATCCTGAAAGTCCGAGCTGTTCGTTCCGCTCGTCCACGTCGTCGTGGCGTTCAAGCCCGACCATTGAATGCGGTAGGGATTAGACAAGAGCCCGAACAGAACAAGGAAGCGGCCGATAACCGCGATATACGCCGCCTGGGGAGGAGATCCTGCGCAATCGGCAAAGGCCGTTGAGGACGAGAGGTCGAACACTTGAAGAACCGTGTTTGCCTGTGTCGCAAAGACGAGATTGCCGAACTGCGCAAACTGCCATTGGGCCGTGGAGCTGAGAGCCGAATAGGTCCCCGCTGCCTTGGAAACGTCCGTCCACGAATAGTTCGTGTTGTTGAGCTGGTAGAGCTTTGTTGAGGTGCCCGCGAATGTGACAACGGAGCCGTCAGACTTCAGTGCGTAGAATCCACCACGACACGCGGCAGGAAGTGCCGAGGTGTAAGCGGAGAAGCTCGAAAACGGGCCGTAGCCATCGCCACGCGGGACGACGTTCAAGACATTCCGGCTTGCTGTGCCGAGATAATCAGAAACGTCCGGGCGATAGTCGCCGGCAGCGATCACGGGCATTTATTCAGTTGTCCATGTGCTAGAGGGAACCGTTGCCGGCGTCCAAGTCTCGTTTTGCTTCGTGGCATTCGTCCAGTTGGACGAGGCCTCTCCGGTTAGGGTCCACGTTTCGGCTTGCACCGTCGCGCCGGTCCAATCGTCGCTATCGAATGGGCGCTGTACCCAATTTACAAAATCCCGGGAAAGCTCAGCCTCTATCCCGAGGACCGCGTAAGAGCCGAGCGCGGCCCCGAGCGCCGTATTCAGCGCTACTGCGAGGCCTGAGACGGCAAAGGAAGATGCCGACGCCGCAAGGCGGCTGTTTAGGCTCGCGGCGTTGCCAGTGACAACGTAAGTCCGCACACTGCCCGGCAGTCGGACTGAGAACAGAGCGGCCACGCCGGTTTCTGAGAACGCACCAACAGCGCCTGAAAGCTTCGGCGCGAAAGCGGCGGAACTGCCGGCTACGCTAAAGCTTGCTGTTGCGGCCGGTTGGAGAACAGCAAACGTTGCCGCAACCCCGTTCAGCGAGAAAGCACCGGACACCGCACCAAGAACATAGGCATTCGAGCCCGGAAGCTGCCCTAGAGCGAGCCTGCCGATTGCATCAAAGCCGAGGAGCGACATTAGAGTGCGGAGGCCGCCCGAAAGAACGCGTCAATTTGGCTGTCTGTCCAGCCATAGGCAGCGCCAATCTGAGCCGTGAGCGGGTGGTTGCGATCGTAAACCGTCGCGCCAGAAACAATCATCGTTGCTGCAAACTGCTGCTCCGCGGGCATCCCGTCGATTAGCATTTGCAACGCGGGCGGAATTTCGCCAACGCGAACGGCTGAAAGTGCTTCCTCCTTGGACACTATGCTCTCCGCAGCCAATTGCTGAAAGAATTGCCTGTCCGAAATCGTCTGAGGAACGGGACCAAGAGAAACAAGCGCGTCAGTATCGACGGCCTCAATCTCTTCTTTTGTTGGCTGCGTCAGGTCCGGCCGATTCCATACCGAGATGATCGGCCCTCGCCCGTCTTGATGGTCCGCTAGTTCAAAATCGACATTGGCTTGCAGGCCCGGGTGGATGGAAAGCACCGCCAACAAAATATCCGCTGGATTGTATGCCATCAGCTAACCCGTGTGGCTAGAATGTTGCCGCTTACGCTGTAACCGCCGCCGCCAACGTAAGTGGCCTGCGCATTCAGGTAATAGGTTGTGGCAACTGAAATAGCGACGCGCGATCGTGGCGCGGAGTGAACCATTGAAATATCTGCCCCACCCGGTTGGCGGGAGTGACAAGTGAAGGCGATAACTCCACTGGATACCGTGGCGGAGGTGGTCGAAATTGCACTAACCCAATCCGACGAAGTGGTGCCGCCGGGGCCTCCAAAAGTCGCAAACTGCTCAAGGTCCCAAACCCCAGGCTGCACAAGTTGCGAACAAATGTTGCCGCTAACTGCTGACCCCGCGAATGTGAGCGAGCCGCTGCTACTTAGTCGCTCGCCAATGAAGCCGGTCCCAGGCTGTGTTGAGCCCGTCGTTCCCGGAATCTGTCCTAGTGCCGCCTGTCCGATCGTTGTGACACCAATATTGGTGCAGGCCTGTTGCTTCTGAGTGGTCGTGAAGCTGTTGGCTTCCTCCACCGAGATTAGATCTTCCTTGAGCGCCACGACTGCGACCGATGGCGCAGCGCTAAAGCTGATTTTTGAGGTCGTGCCGCTCGAATTGAAAAGAACCGTTGTTCGGGCGAGAACGCCCGTTCCCGTGTTATAGGCGCCCTCGCCAATTTCCCACTGCGTAAGATCGGCGCTTTCGGCGCGGTACTTATAAAGCCGGCCATTGACTACGCCCGCAGCGCTGGGCGATTGGTAGCCGCCAACGGCTGACGAATAGGTCCAATCTGTCGTTCCGCCCGCAGTTGGCAGGAACCGGCAAGCGTCAAGGAATGCTGCCATATCAGGTAATCGTCAAAATGCCGCCGGTCTGATCGATATCGACCGTGAAGGTATTGCCGTTCGTCAGTGTGATAGCCGTGCCGTAGTCCCACCAGCCAATTAGCGGCTTCGTTGCGGACGTGAAATTGTAGAGCACGGAATATTGGAATGGACCGATTGAGCCGCCCGAGGCAGTCCATGCCGGATCAGTGCCGCCGATGAACTTGAACGTTCCGGAGGTCTGAGAACCCGTGATGGTGCCAACGGTCGTTCCGCCCGCCGTGTAGCCGTTCGCGGTCGATAGATCGGCAGGCGTGTTGTAGACCGTGTTCGTCGCGACCGGCAGCGTGTTGGTCAGATAGACCTTGTAAACCTGGGCCGTGCCAGTTTTCATGTCGTGCAGCGCATTCGCTACATCGAGAACGAAGCAGTTGAATTTGTTGAATGCGGCCATTAGACAACCTGTCCCGAAACCCGAACCGTAAGCGGCCCGGCGTTAAACTCAGAGGTTAGAGAAAGTCCGTTGAGGCTATCGATCGCGCTGGAGAACCCGGCGCCCCACACCTGAATGCGATCGTCGGCCTTGATCGCTGGGGAGGCCTCCAGAAGCGCGCCGTACAGGTAAGCATCCGGCGCCATGGTAAGCAGCCAATTGGTGCTGTTGGTAGCTAGATCGGGGACGGTTTTGCGATAGACCATTTCCACCGTGTAGGCAGCGTCCGGCGTCGGCGCTAACTCAATCTCGTCCCCCAGGATCGTGAAGTAAGCGGGCTGTCCGGACGCGTTCGCGATGCTGGCCCGGTATTCGTCCATCTGCGTTCCTGAGCGATACTCCAGGCAGGGCTTGCCCAACACGCTGGAAAGGCGAATGCGCCGCATGGTCTGGAAGTCGCTCGGCAGCGAGATAAACTCAGGCTCCGTGCTCGCTGTATCAACCAGCGCCGTGGCGCGGTTCTCCATCTGCCGGCAGAACAGAAGGCGGTTGAACTTCGCTTCCGCCATTTGGATGAAGCTCGGGACGCGGGCAACGAGCGTCGTGTCCTGTTCGCGGGCCAGATACTCGACAACGGCAGCCTGCAAGGTCGTGTAGTCGGTTATCGTAGTCATGCGCTGTCACCGATCCAGCCGCGACGCGTGGCCGGGGCGTCCGTTCGCAAGTAAGCCCAATCAGGATCTTGGAGCTTGCGTTCAATGATGCGGTCAAACTCGTCCGAATAGAGCCGGACACCGACGTTGCCGCGGTCCAGCTCCTCATGAAGCCAGCGCTCCATGATAACGTTGGGGATGCGCGCAACGTGCTTGCCAAAATCGCTTGTGTAGGGATTAGCGCGCTGCCGCTTGTTAAGCTCCAGGATGGGTTCAACGTCCTGGACGCGAACGAACGTGAAGCTCTTCGCGCTCGCGTCCAGGTAAAGCTTGGTTTCGACGGTCACTAGTCGGCCTCGGTCACGTTGAGCACGCCGGTAGCCGAGACCTGGACCGCGGAGATGTTCTCGCCTGGATTGACGATCACATATTCCGGCATCAGGGCCGGCAGGTAAGTGCTGGCCGAAGTGGTCGCGGTCGGATTCTTGCCAACCGTGATCCAAGCGTCGGTCGTGACGAGCACGCGAACCCGCGAGACACCCGCACCGACTGCCGCAGCGGGACTGGCCGCGGTCGTCGTATAGGTTGCGTTCTGAGCGGTCCCGAGCCGTGCGACGTTGCCGTGAGTATTTTTCGTCATGTCGCCCCCTTAGCCGAGGCGGATGACGGCGTAGCAATGCACGTTGCCGCCGCCAGTGCCGGAGCCGGTAAACGCGAACTTGATCACATCGTTTTCGTTCACGAGGTTGGCGCCGGTGATCGCGGAGTTGGCATTCGGGTCGTAGAGCGACGCATAGTCGTGGTCTCCAATCGCGGAGCCGGACTGCGTGATGACGAACGAGCCGCCAGTTACGGCAGTGCCCGCGATCGAAACCGTGCAGGTAGCGTCGGCGGTTGCCACCGTCGAACCGAGCATGGTTCCAACAGCAATCACCTTGCCCTTGAAGGGCGCGCGGATCACGCCGGCAACGCCAGTCGCGACGCTCGCGGCCGTGCTGCCAAGGGCTTCGTCAGTGAGAGGATGAGCGTAAGGAAGGGCCATTCAAGTCTCCAAAAAGAAAAAGGGCGGCCCCAAAGAGCCGCCCGCGTTAGGTTGATGACGATGAATGACCTTACGAGCTGGTCAGATCGAAGATACCGCCCGAGGACTTCTCGTTGCGCGCCTCAATCGTGTACTCGCAGAGGATCGTGTTCGCGTCCGAGTCGCCGGTTTTCGCCAGCGGGTAGGACAGGAAGTTACGGCCGGGGAGCGGCGCGTAAGCCCACATATCGTTCTGGAGAACGAGCACGTCACGGGTCCGCATAAAGAGGTCCGGAACAGCCTTGAGCTTGCCGAAATCGGACTCGTACACGTCCACCGCCGCCGTGATCTTCTTGTCGGCCTGGTCCTGCATCGGCGTACCGCGGCCGGTAAACAGGGAGAATGCCTGCTTCTGGAAGCTGCCCATGTAGAGATTGGTGGGCTTGCCGCCGTTGTCATAGCACTTCTTAAGGACGTTCTTCAGAAGGTTCTCGGAGAACGCGCGCTGGTTGGCGGTAGCGGCATCGACGCGGAGCGACGTACCGTCCGCGGCAGTCGGATCAGCGCCCGTGCCGCCGCCCTTGTCCGTGTTGGTCTTGATCCAGGAGAGCATGTCCGCGAGTTTACGCGCGGTCGTGGTTGCACCCGAGACCTTGGCCTGGTTCGCGCCGGTAATGGTGGCCTCGATATCGCGGCGAAGCTCCATGCCCTTGAGCATCTTCTGGTAGTCCATCTCGTCGTCACGGCCGGCGTGTTTCACCGCCTGCTGAGTGCCGGTCACGCGCGGAGTCTTACGCGAAATCTGGCAGATATTGCCGAGGCGGACGCTGGGAGTAGCAACGTCGGCGGCGTAGCCGTCGTCACCTTCGAGCTGGGCATTCGACGTGGAGGCCGCGGCGAGCGCCTGGGTCTGCCATTCGTGGTTGACCGCGGCTGCCTTGGTCTTTTCGATACCGGAGAATACCGGGGTTTCGGTCGGATCAATGCGATAGATGCGGTTGGAAAGGTCTTCGCGATTACCGATCGCGGCATAGGTCGTGAAAGCAGAGGTAGCGAGAGTCATGGTTCTGTCCTTTAGCGCCGGACGGCCTTGCGCTCCAACGCGTGGATTTGCGCACTCAGTTTTATGGCCTGACTTCCGGTCGCAGTTGCGAGTTGACGTTCAAGGGCTTGGATTTGCTGCACCGAGCCCGCGGTTGCGGGGCGTGCAGCGCCGGGGCGCTGGACTTGCGGAACAGGCTTGCGCACGGCAGCGGTTTTCGCTCGCTCGATATCGGCTAGCTTCAAGTCGCTATGGATGAGGCGTTGCAGCCGATGGTCATAGATGGAGATTGAAGCTCGCCCATCCGCCAACTGCTGTAGTTCATCCGGCTTGAAACCGATCTCTTGGAGACGATCTGCTGCCCGCTTAATCAGAGCGGGGCCTTTTTCAGGGTGGCGAAGATCGGGAATGTCGTTCGCGGCAAGTTCATTTTCCTTCTGGACGTGCTCCGTCCATTTGGTCGTGAACTCCCTTTCCTGACTTTCCTTGACCTCTGCCGCCTGCTTAGAAACCAACGCCAATTCCTTTTGGTGAAGGTCCCAAGCCTGATAGCGGAGAGGATCTGTCGCCTGCATCACCTTCACGTCGTCCCAGGTTTTGATATCCGGGAACTCTCGACGCTGCTCCCTTTCGAGAGCTTGCATGTGATCCTTAACGCTGGCCTCGAACTGTTGCTTAGCCTGGTCCGCTGCCTGGAGACGGTCCGCTAGGGCCTTCTCTTTGGTAGCGACCTCGTTTTGACTCCGGCGAAATTCTGCTTCCCGCGTGGAGGCGACGCGCGCGATAGACTCTTGCGCTTCACGGGGCCACGTTTTGAAAAGCTCTTTTTCGTCCTTCGTCCAAGACCTGGGCGCCTCGATTGTGGGAAGAGCTTCCTCCTCCGGTTCGATCGCTTCGGGCTCCACTTCCTCGCTGGGTTCCTCTTCGGGAGGGGCAGCGCTATCGGCCTCTTCGGCCAATTCCGTTTCTGCGGTCGCAGGCTCTTCGCTCGCGGCGGGCCTTGCGCTCTCGGCAGGGGCAGACAATTTTTCGCGGTCCGTCCGCAGGGAGCGAACGGCATCTTCAAAACTCATGGACTCGGGGGCGTCGGCAGCGAGGGGAATAGACACGGGTTCGCTGCCAGCGGGCGAGCTGGTTTCGTCAGACATAAACTATCCTTTGTTGGGGCGGCTTTCAGCCGGCTTTGAGAGCCTGTAAAGTTTTGAAACCCCATCCGACGCCAAGCGCTCAAACGTCGAATGCGTGAATCCTTCGCGCTCCATAAACCTCTTGAGCGCCAACACGTCACCGCCCGCGACCTCCAAAAAAAGCATGGAGAACACGGAGCTGATTTTTTTCATCAGATAATGCCGAACCGCTTCTTTCGCTCAGCGGCGCGAACCAACTCTTCAACCTCAGCCTTAGCCAGCTCGCCATTAGCGGCCACCTTGCCGAGGTGTTCCTTCACCTTGCCAAGTACGTTGATGGCGAGGAAAAGCTTTTCCCGCGCTGCGGCGTCTTCAATGTTGGTCGATCGCCAAGCGGCAATGTAGGCCTCCTCCAGCTTGGAGAAGCTTTCGCTCAGCAATTCGTCCTTGAGCAAGCCGTCTGCATGGGAGCCGCGAGACGCGGCGCTATGCAACTCGTCTTCGTTCATTCTCAATCATCCATTTGAGGCCTGCCCGCACCAAGTTTATGCAAGGCCACCATTCATCCTGCCGTTTCTGTCGAATGACGCTAGCGGAGTCGTACCAATCCGTTTTTCGGCTGCGTCGGTCCCATCGCCAATCGCTGGCGTTGGTCGTCAGAATGAAAACGGGCTTACCGAGAGCGCCGGCAAGATGCGCAACAGCCGTGTCCACCGAAACAACGGCGTCAAGGGCCTGGATCAACCGAGCGGTATCCCGCCAGCTCTGCGCAAGCGGCTCCAGGTTCGCCACGAAACCGTCAAGCCCGAGCTGAGTAACCTCAAGGCTAGGTGCTCCGGCCTGGAGCGAATAAAACGCCACGTCGGGCATATCGAACAGCGGGCAAAACTCGGTGAACGCCATGGAGCGGTGAACGTCCTGCCCATAGTCAGGATTGCCGCGCCACACTAGGCCGACGTTGAGCTTACCCCTTAGCGGGATTTGCGCCGGCTCCGCCTTGAAATACGGCCTGCCGTGAACCTCGGAATAGTCAACACCGCAACGCCAAGGCAGAGACATGCTGCCAATAACATAATCACAATCAAACGGGCCGGAGAGAGGAACGATTCCATCCACGGCGATATTGTCCGCGACAAGATCAAGCAGGTTAGGAACAGGCCCACAAATGAAAATGGATGCCGCACCTAGCGCCCTCAGCTTCGGAATGAACCTGCAAAACTGGATAAAATCGCCGCTACCTTCCTCATGATAAACAACGATCGTCTTGCCGTTCAAGTCCTGGCCCTGCCAATGCTGGGCGCCATCGGGCAACTTCTGCTGAGAAACCAGCTTGCCGCCGTTTTTCTCGAGCTTTCGGGCCGCACACTCCCGCCGAACCTCGTAAGCCTTGAGGCCGTCATAGAGCTTGCCGGCCGCCAGCAACGCCAGCGCCCTATCCTTCAAATATTCCGGGTTCGGGTCCAGGTCATACGCCTGCTGATAATAGTCCGCGGCCTTTTCGTTCTCGTCCAACGCGCGATAAGCGACGCCGCAGTGATGCAGAACCTTTGGCATCCAGTCCAGGTCCGCCATTTTCAGGCAGCGCAGATATAGATCCTTGGCCTTGCCGAACTCGCCGGCACGATGGAGCGCCGAAGCGTAGTTGAAAACCGGGCTCAGATCGTTAGGAGCGATCTCGTAAGCACGCCGCGCGATCGGCAGATAGTGCCGGCCATTCACCCGCGCCTCCGAAATGTTGGCGAACTGCTCAACCAGGGCCACGGGATCGTTTGGGTTGCGAACAAGTCTCGCGGCAAAGGCCCGGTAACGTTCGACGTTCACGCGTCCACGTCCTTTTCGTCCTGTTCGCGGAATGCAGTGATAATCTCGGCATCAGTTGCCACCGGACCGACGCGGACAACGCGACCGTTCATCCGGTAAACCTGGACCTTGCCGCCTTCCTCGTAATCCATGGTCAGGCCGGGCAAGCCGGCTTCGCGCAATGTGTGAATGCTCATTTCGCAACGCGCCTGCGAAAAACGATGAAGAGCGCGACACAACAGAGAACGATGGCTATTCCGGTCATGCGGCCTCTTTCACGGTCTCGATATGTTGCAGCGTCTTGTCGGCCTCATGGATGGCAAGCACATTCATCCCGTTCGGGAACACGCGATAGCCCTCATTGCGCAGCGCGGCGCCGATCGCGTCCCCGTCAGACTTGACGGTTTCGATAAAGAGGATGGGCCGACAACGCGCGATCGTCTCGCGTGCGCCGTCTAGCGCCTCCGCCTCCATGCCTTCCACATCAAGTTTGAGAAGGTCCAGGCGATCCAGCCCGAGGCCGTCAATCATGATCTGCCGAACGGTTGTCGTCGGCTTCCCGTAATCGATCGGCTGCCCAATGTACTCAGTGCCGGCGCGGGCTTTCAGTTCAAAGCTGCCAAAGCTGCCTTGCTGCGTATAGTCCGGCTCGGGAAAGGACAATTCGCCCGGTACTTCCGCGAGCGCCGCCCACAACGCCCGTGCGTTATGGCAATTCTGTAGGGTGATGTTTCCCGCCAGTGCGTAGAACACCCGCTCCTGGGCCTCCACAGCGAGCACAGAGCCCCAACCACGCATGAACCTGGCCCATTCGACGGAATGCACGCCAATATTGGCGCCACCGTCCAGGGCCACTACACCGTCACCGAAATACCGCCTCCGATGGCGGAGAAGATTCTTCAAATTCGCCACGTCCAACGGATCGTAACACCCGTTTTCCATGATCTGCGCACCGACGCCGTAGAAGCCGCCGGTATGAGCATGATTGTAGTCCATCCGATTGACGAGCATTGGCCCGTGATCGGAGGAGACCAGGCAAAAGGCGATCATTCGACCGCTCCGTCGTGCGGCTGCTCTTGCTGAGCCTGCCTGGCTTCGTGATCCATGGCCCTGCCGACAAGATCTAGTCCGGCTCGGGCTGTGTCGTGTTCGTGCTTGCGTTCCTGATGCATCGCCTTTTGATGCTGCAAGAGCGCCTTCCCTTCGTTGGACTTTTCGTCAAGGCCGTACTGGAGGAGCGCCAGCCGCGCCTCAAGGTCCGCCTTCTGCTGAGCCAGCGCGATCTCGCTATCAATCTTCCGATTCTGCACAGCGATATCGGCTTCGGCTTGCAAACGCTCAATCGCAGCGCGGGCCTGAACCTTCGCCATTTCGGCCTTGGCCTTCTCCTGGACTGCAATCAGCTTGGGATCGGGCGGCGGCTGTGCCGGCGGGTTGGCCAGTTGCCCGTCCGGCCCCTTCTCGTCCGGGTCCTTGAAGAAACGGTCTGGGTTCTTGTGGCCCATGATTTTGCTCAGCTCGGCAGCCGTGTTGTACAGTTCGCGATCACTGACCAGGTTCGTCTTGCCTCCGGCAACCAACTTCTCCTGGACGTTGGCAAGCGCCATCGTCTGAGCGAATTGCTGAGCCTTGCTGCCGGTCCCCAGGCCGACATTGATTGTCATGTCGTCGCGCGTTTTCCAGTTGCGCGGGTTGACCTGAATCCACTTATTGCGAAGCCTGACCGTCTGCTCTTGCTGGCCGTGCTTGCGGATCGTGCCATGCATCAGCGCGAAGATATCCCGCACGCCCTCAGCCATCAGGCGGGCAATGAGCTTCACACGCATTTGCGAGGCGCTAAAGACCTGAGCAACAGCCGTTGCCGACTGGTTTTGCAGCGCGTTGGCGTCGATCCCTTGGGATTGCTTGGCAAGGCCTGTCCGGGTCTCCAGCTCAGCGTCAAGATACTGGAGCATGGGGAAGATGGAGCCGGAAACGTCCGGCGTCGTCTGCCAATTCAGGGCGCCGATCGACTTGGTACGGACCACGCCGCCCGGGCGCGAAACCAAAAGGTCATTGATCGTGCTTGGGCCGGCCTTGTCCTCGCCAACCTCCACCCGGGGGTTGTTGTGCAGGTAAAGGTTATCGAGCGCGCCGCGCTTCATGGCGGTTTTTTCGCGCTGGAGCGGCATCACTAGGTCCGCGATCGAGCGGCCGACAAAGCGATGCGTGATCGGAACGGGCGTCGTCGCGGCGAACGGGATCGTGTCAAACGGCTCAATGCACTCCTTGCCGTCTTTGCGCAGGATCTCGCCCTGATCGCCTCCGGTCATGACCTGGTAGAGGCACGGACGGCCCGTTCCCTCATAGTCAACGCGGATATAGTGCTCAGTGAGCTTAACCAGGCGTGAGGCGCTGTTTAGCCCATCCCCTGCCCCGCTGTGCTCCTGGACGGTATCGCGCTCAACGGTCTCGATATCAGTCCGGCCAGTGTAGGGCTCCAGCCCCTTGATTTGCTCCTCGTCATAGCCCTCCGCGATCAACTGCGCTTCGGTCTTGGTGACGATCTCATGGAAACAGTAATTGCACGTCTTAACGTCGCGAGCGTCGCGGTCTATGCCGAACTCTTCCGGAGGCACCCCCAGCGCCTTTGCCTGGGCAAGCTTCCGCGTGGTGACGATCGTTACGTCATGAACCATCGGCGGAGCGGCAGGCGGCGGCATGGCTGATAGCGGCTGCTGAGCGGGCACAAGCGCGGGAGCCGCCATCATTGGGGGCGTCATGGCATCCATTAGTAAGCCATCCCCTGGTTCGCAGGGGCTCCCTGCGGCGCATCCATGTTTGCCCTGTTCTCAATCATGGCGGCGCTGTCCATCGGGCGTGCCGTGTGCGCAACGATCTCCATCGCGCCGTTTGAGTCCGCTACGTCCTGAGCAAGCAACGCAAACTGCTCTTCTGTCATGTCGTAGTAGGTTTCCCGGGTTTCTTCCTCCCGTTCGTCCCACCACACCTTGACCACGCCGACCTTTTGCAGGAGCGCATCCTTGACGAACGAATAGAGGATCATGAAGCCGGGGTTCTGCTGCATGAATACGTGATTGACGTAATCCGTCTCTTGCTGCGCCCCCTCTTCGTCCTCCGGGCCGACAGGCTCAAAGCGAACCACTTCGTCTGAGCCTGCGAAGATATCCATAAGCTGGGGCATCAGCCCCTCGATCGTGTCGGCAACGTCGGTTGAAACAGTCTTGGACCTGCCGGGCTGTGACGGCATGTCCTTTTCCATGTCCCCGAGATAGTAGGCCATGGCGTCGGCTCGTTCCGACGCGAGAGAGGACGCATTCAGGCCGGCAAGCGCGTTTGACTTCTCCGCGCTCAACATGGCCTGGAGAGTGTCCAGCTCCATGCGCTTCGGCTCGTCCTTGTGCTTGTCGGTCATATGAAGTCTGAAACTCCGTAATCGAGCGGGGCGTAAAACCGTTCCTGCTCTTCCGTAATCTGAAGCGCTTCGCGCCGAACCTGTTTGCCGAGCACGCCGGCAATCGCCGCCGGATCGTCTCCCGGCATAAGCTTGTGGCGGAATCGCTCGGGATCGACCGGCGTTCCGTTCGCGCGGGTCAAAACAAGCGTGTCGCCTTCAATGACGTAATAGGCCGTCGTCACCTGGCCGGGGTCATCTCCGGTCGGGCGACGCAAATGCACCGCAACTTGCTTGACGGGCTCAGACATAGCCAAGGTCCGGATAGTCGATTTTCTTGTTAAAGCTGGCGACGCGCTCAGGATCTTCGTAAGCGATTGCCATCAGCCCCAAGCTGTCCGCGGCGTGCGAGGACCAATCATGGTCCGGCCCGAGGCCAATGTTGCGCGCCTCGTCCTTGCGTTCGTGATAGAAGCCCAGCGCCTCGCGGCCCGGTTCGGTCGTGTCTGCATTGAACCACAGTTGAGGTCCGAGACGCCGCAGCGCCTCAACGCGCATCATTGCAGCGCCGCGGCCCTGGTTCTTAATCGGGGGCTCAACCTTAAAGCCGGCTTCGCGCAAGTGGTCTTCGTACCGCTTGCCGGTAACGTTGTTCGTGGCGACGCCATCGTGCGGCAGGTAAAGGATCGCGTCCTGATACCCGCTCTTGCGCAGCCAATTCACATGAAACGCGAGAACCTGTCCGCGGCTCTCATAATAGTCCAAAACCTTAATCTGCTGTCCAACCCATTGGACTATCCAGATCGTGAAGGCATCCGCCGAAGCGCCAGCGCCGCCGATATCGATAAACGCGCGGAGCGGCAGCAAGGGATCAGCGGCGACAACGCCAATCCGGCCCTTCTCTTTCGCTTCCGCCAGCAAGGTGGCGAAATAAGCTCCCTCGTAAATGGTCGCGTACTCCCCGCCCCAAATGTGCCCGTAGCGTTCCGGATAGTTCGCCAGATCGTGAAGGCGTTCCTTTTCCAGAACCTCCGGAAACCACGGGTTATCCTGCCAGTTGGCAGTGACCACCTCCGAGTCTTCCGGTTTGTGCGCAACTAGAAAATCATCGATCGCGTCTTGCCGGCGCCGTGGATTCCAGCTCGCCCAAATCTCTGAACGCTCGCGGCGGATCGTCGGTCGCAGGAGTGATAGGCTCCGGACCTTCAACGTTTGCGCTTCCTCGATCCAGGCGCGGCCAAAGCCCTCAAGGCTCTTGATCGACTCTGCGGAGTAGTCCTGCATTCCCTTGAAGATGATAAGGCCATCTTTCGGGGTCTGGATAACGTCGCGATAAACCTTGAAGCCATCAGCGGCGCCAAGGCGATACTGCGCCAGCTTGTCCTCAATCAGGAGCTTGGCGCTGTCCTTAAGGTCTTTCAGCACTTCGCGGATACAAACGCTCCGCAGCCCTTCGCCAAAGTCTCCAGGCTCTCTTACGCTGTCCTCAACCAATAGGCCCGCAAAGAAATGCGACTTGCCCGAGCCACGCCCGCCCTTCGCTCCCTTGTAGCGGGCAGGCTTAAGCAACGGCTCGAAAACTTCGGCCGTTGGAATATGCAATGCCGGCATTTAGCCTTGCGGCTTTTCCGGGACTTCGCGCGATGGAGCGCGGACGATCTCGCGAACGATCTTCTCGATCTTGATCGGTGCGTCGTCCTCGTCACCGCCAACGATCGCCTGAGCCGGCTTCCCTTCGATCCGGTCCATAACCTGTTGGATGGCCCAGCTCTCGCCAGACATAGCCTCGGTCACAAGCCGGTCGGCAATAATGCGAAGTTTTGTTGTCTTGGTGCCGTCCTTGTCGATCTCTTCGGCCAAGGCGAGGTTCAGCGCGTTCGTGAACTTTTTCTCTTTCTTCCGGCCACCTGGATTGCCGCTAGTGCCGGGTTCAAAAGGCATGGTTCTTCATAGCTATCGGTTATCACTTTTTGCGGGGTCACTCCGAAGGATTCGGAGCAAGGGCATTCAGTGCAGATCAACCGGCTTTCCGGCCTTCTCCGCTCTTCTAATTTTCACTACGCCGCCCGTAGTACAGACTGCGCAGCAACGCGTCCCGAGCCGGCGCCGGTTCACATGCCAGCCTTGCCAGAACGTCCTTGAAGCCAGCACCCCAAAGCTTCCGCGCAATGTCGTGGTCAAAAATCAGCGTGTCGGCGCTTGCCACTTCGCCCGGGACCGGATGGCCCTCGCGGGTAAACATGACATGGTGCCCGGCCGCAACGAACGTCACGCCCTCATAGACTTCGCGGATAATGGCCTCGAATAGATCGGCGTTGTCAGTGTTGCGCTGGCTCTCAAAGTCGAGAGAGCCGGCCTGCTCCGCGCGGTACTCACCGAACAGACGAAGCATTTCCGTTTGGCGCGAGTGTTCCACGGTCTACTGCCTCTTTAGGGCTCTTTTCCGAACGCCGCTTGATCTTTAGGCTTGCCTTTGGCTTGCGGTGCCGCTCCCGCCGCTTCTGTGTCGCCCGCGCTTCCATCTCGGCAACCACAAAGTCCGGCATTTCGTTGATCTCCGGCCACATTGATTTGGGCGTTACCCAGATCGAGGCGAGCGCGGCAACATCAACGGTAGCAGTATGAATCTGGCCGCGATGGTCGAACCAGACACACTCCGCGTTGTAGCTATCGATCGAGCACACCTTCACCATGCGCCCGCTCACCCGCGCCATGTCACCAGGCCTAAACATGGCTTAGCCGATGTGGCTGTAGTCGTCGGAACTCAGGCGATCGACAAACGCAACGTCACTGTCCTCAAAGACAGGGGCATCCAGCGATGCGAACTTGCCGGAGGAGAACACACCCCCGCGGAAGTGCTCTGAGATGAACCACTTGGCGTTCTCGCCAATTTCGTCAATCTCGATCTCGCGAGTCAAAACCGCGGCAACAATATCCTGCTTGATATCGTCGCGGTCCGACCGATCATAATGCCGAGGAACAAAGCCGTCCGCGACGCGGTAGGCCTCTTGCTGTAGAAGCAGGAAGCCTAGTTGGCCGTCCGGTCGTGTAGCCGGCGCATTCTTGCGGCGCCTGGCAGTTAGCCCCTTAAGCTGGCGCTTGAGACGATAGCGCTCCCGCGTTTTACCGTTCAGCCGCTCCTTAAACTCCTTGTCGGAACGCGTTCGCTTGTAAATCGCGTTTAGGCTGGGCCAAATTCCAGGTTCGCAATCCGCAAGATACGCATTCCAACCAACCTCCCCAATCTTGGAGATTGCCGCCTCATATGTTTCGTCACTGTAGCGGAAAGTCGTGCGCTCCACTTTCGGCCGCACGCTGTAGAGCTCTGCCGCGAACCTGGGATTCCGGTCAGCCCGTTTGAAAATCGCTTGGGCGCTAGGCAGCTTCTCGGCTGTGTTGCTCTCCCGATGCCTGGAGTATTCCATTAGGCTCATCGTCGAAATGAGCGCTACAGCCTTTGCGTAAGTCTCCGCCGAAAATACCGGCGCGCCATTAACGAGAGCCCAGCCCTGCGGTTTCAGTAACCCCTTGGTCCGCAGGATCGCCCGCAACTCGTCCTTGCGGCGTCGCATGACCGAGTAGAATGTTGGCAGCCCCGGCCAGAAAAGCTTGATAGCGTCGGCATGCGTCTTTGCGGTCTCGTTGGCTTTGAGCCTTTCGAGATATTCAGAATAAGCCGCGTCACTGTACTGGAGCCCGCGCCCGTACTTCACGCCCGAGGCGAACGTAACGGCGCTATCCTTCGCACCCCTCCACCGCAGCCCGGCAGCGGTAAACGCTTCCTTCCGGCGCGCTATGGCGGCGGCTAGTAGCGCCTTCACCCGGGCGTCCGTTGAGGAGCGCTTGCAGACCGTGTGATAGCTCGGCAGATTTGCCGGCCTCATCTTCGTAAGCGAAGTATCCAGCTGGGTCGCAAGGATCTCTATCGCGGCGTCCCAATCCGCATCCGTCCACTTGCGTTTTGCTGCGCTAATCTTCTCTCGCGTCGCGCTGTCGATTGCATGGCCGCGGCGGGAGCGCTTCCTTTCGGCCATGCGCTCCTCCGTCAGGTCAAAACGAAAAAGCCCCGGGCGAGAGGCCCAGGGCGTAATTCGGCATTGAATATGATGCACAGGGTTATATTCGGGTAGCGACTGCATCGCAAGGCCTTTTTGTACCGATTTGCATTTAATCCCTGCGACAAGTTGACTCAGGGGGCAGCGGCAGCCATGCGAGCGCGCTTCCCCGGTCGCGATCGGGTCCGGCGCCGACTGCCACGCTCTTGCGCCGGCTGGCTACTGGCGTGGGCCCACCGCTCCATGAGCTGAGCATGGGCGAACGTAATCACGCCGGGATGCTGCCTTTCCGTCGCGTTGCGCACGGCTTCGGCAACCTGCGACGCCGGCAGGCTAAGCCACCCTCCCGCCGCTTGATGGCGCTCAAGGTCGTCCCGGACGTGCTCCGCTACCAGCATCGCCATGCTGCGATCGGGCAGCCAAACAACGTCCTGGATAATGAGCTGAGCCGGAGACGTGCGCCGCAGCCGCTTCACCGCGCCTAGAAGGTCCGTCGCGTAGTTGAGACGGCAGGGGTTGCCGTCAGTTGTGGTAACAACGAAAATGCACGCATAGCCTTGGCTCTTAAGCGCCGCGCCCATCACCGAGCGATAAGCTTCAATATCAACGCCCATTTGCCACCATCCTTTCGCTGATCTTCTCCTGGCCGTTGCGCAGGCGCTTGCCGTTCTTCATGAAGCCGACGCCGCCAATCCACACTTTCGCAAGCGAGATTTCGCCAGCGTCGGAAGGCATGGGGCGCTCAGTCATAAAGTTGGGTGGATGCGCCCTGCCGGGGCGCTCCTGGGTCTCGTCTGGGATCTCGGCAGAGATGCCGCCGAACTCGCTGAGGATTGCCGCCACTAGCCGGTCAATACGGTTGTGAACCGAGCGCTCCGAACACCGCTCCAGGTCGGCAATCTTCCAGATTGGCATTTCCCGAGCCCATGAGGTCAGGAGGCGAATGCACTCCCTTCCCTTCTCGCGGGCCAACCAGCTCAGCCAGTCGGCCACGGTTTCGGCCTGGGCAATCTCGCGCGCGGTCGGAATGAAGCGAATGCGGGTCTCGGTATAGCCGTAAGCGTCTTCCGCCTGGTCGATCGCCTGGGCCCAGACCGGCCCCATCGAGCACGCGACGCGTAGAAAGCGCCGGTCCGGGTCCAACATCGCGTCCATGACGACAATCGAGCGTTTCACCGCGGCTTTCAGTGATGCGTGAAGCCTCTTGGTGCTGCTCAATTCAGCGCCTCCCCGTTGCGCCCCGTGGCCTCGAACCCGGTTACTGCCGGCCTGAGCCCGCGCCTGGTTCGCTCCACCCGAGCCATATCGTTCACCGCTCCGACCAACCGGCGAATCTCACTGCGCACGAATTGCGCCACCTCGAACGCAACCACGCGGTCCTGGGTGAACTGCTCAAAGATCTTCGCAGCGAAGCCGGCCGCGCTGGCTTCAAGGTCGCAGACAAACCCCTCCGGCCATGGCAGCGGATTCTCGTCCTCCGCAACTGCCATGAGCGCGGCTGCGCACATTCCGGTAACGTCCTCACGCCAATTCGGGCACTGTTGCTCAAATTCGGTCATCTGGTCCTCTATTGCTCTCAATGCGCAAAGCTCTGTCAGGCTTGGGATTTCTAGACCGCTATGCAGGGCTCTCCGGCTGTAGCGTTGCCTCAGGCGCCATGATCCGCGGCGGCTCCTCCATGTCCCGCGGCGGCTCCTCCATGTCCCGCGCCGGCTCCACGTCCGCGATATCGCGAAGGGCCTGGATTACGTCCGGCAAATGGGCGTGATCGACAATCACGAAGGTATCCGCCTCGTCATCCCACGCGCGCTCCTGTCGAATGACAGCCTGCCCCCAACGATTGACATAGACTGCGGTAGCTCTCTGCTCAGGCACGATTACGTCCTTGTTTGTTGCAACCCATTCAAACGGTTCGTTCTCGCTAATCACGCTTTGGCTTCTCCAATGCGGCAAGGTCCATGCTGCCGGGCCATGTACTGGCGCACTAATTCACGCGTATCCCATGGGACCGACTCGTCATCGATCCGGATCACGGCCAAGCCGTAGTTCTGCCAATAGAAGCGCTTCACGTCCTCGGCGGGCTCTGGGCTCTTCGCTCTCCACTGCTTCATGTCCTCAGTGCTCGCCCTGAGACGGTTGCAGCGGCGGGGACATTACCCACACCGTCGCGCTCAGCCCGGACGAGTTCTTGACCCGGCCCTCGCTGCGCCGAATGTCACCTGATCGATGCAGCTCCGAAACGCGGGGTCGCACGGACAAGACCGACTTGCCGAGCTTGCCCGCCACTGCATCAGCGGAAAGGCCAGAGGGCGCCGCCGCGATCTCTCGTAATACCTGTTCGCGGAGGTTCTTTGCCGTCTCCGCAATCGCCCGCGCCGCCTCTTCGGAGGTTCCTCCGGCCTTGAAACCGGGATGATGTGGGTAGTCGTTGCTCAACAGTCTTCCTTTCGTTGCAGTTTCCCGTAAGGGGAAAGTGACACCCGTGACGACCGTGACGCCAATCTGCGGTTACTCACTACAGGCGCGCGCGCATTACACTTGTTTATAGAAATGCCCGTCACGGTCGTCACAGTCGTCACGCCGTCCCTCATGGCTGGTACCCCATCGGGGCCGGCTTCAACCGAATGCCGAAGAACTCTCGCGCCTTGTTGGACCGGTAGAACCTGAAACCGTGCCGAACCATCTGGTCCTTGAAAGACTGCTGAGTGCCCGGCGTATTGCCCGCGCTGACAGCGAAGTCCTTCCACGATTTGAAAAGGTTGCTGCTCGTGTCGGACATATCGTTGTTGCCCGGCTCGCATTCACAATCCTCTTGCAGCCAATGGGCGAACAAGTCCTGGTCGCTGAAATATTCCTGCGTCGCAGCTAGGACGCTGGCCGGCTTCACCAATCCGTTCTCTTGCCAATCAATGCAGCCGCGAACCATCCATTGAAGGATGGCTGACGCCTCGCACATCAGCTTTTCCTCTAGCTGCCGGTCTGGCTTGCTGGGCTTTCGCTCGAAGGGCACGATGAGAAACCGCCGCCTGGCTGCTTCGTCGATGTTGCGCAAGATCGGCTTATGATTGCCAACAATCGTCAGCTTAAATTGCGGGACGTAAGTGAAAAAATCCTGCCGCATGAACCGAGCCGACACAGGATCTCCGCCCGTCATCTGCTTAATGCGGCTTTCGGCCCAGGCGCGTCCTTCCTCAGTTTCCGAGGCCGTCACCAGACGCGCGCCCCTCAGCATTGCCATATCGGTGGGATGCTTATCGCCCTTGGAGGCGGTGAACGTGTCCATAGGGGCAACCGCGGCGTACTGCTTCAAGATCGCCATAACGGTATTGATGAAAACCGACTTCCCGTTGCCGCCTGGCCCGTAGACGAACACCAAGGCGTGCTCGCGGGTCAGGCCGGTCAACCCGTAGCCGCACCACTGCTGCAAAAACCGGATCAGCTCCTGATCGCCGCCGGTTGCGTCGTCAAGAAACTGGAGCCACTGCGGACAATCGCGCTCGCTGGGCGTTACTGCCGTCGACCGCGTAATGCCGTCGCGGCGCTCGCTGGGGCGAAGCGTCCCGGTCTTTAGATCGACAGTGCCGCCCGGCGTGCCGAGTAGCATGGGGTCGCTGTCCCAATCTTCGATCTTGACCGCGACTGTCGGATCAACCTTGGCGAACTTTTCGACGCCCGTTGCAAACGTGGTCTTAGCGATCTTGTATTTTGACGTTTCGCCCATCTCTTCCGAGAGCTGGCGCGCCAGTTCTCTTGCCCATTGATAGGCGAGGCCCGTTCGGTCCCGGTCCCATGTGTTGCCGTTCCACAGAAACCAACAGCCAGTGTCGTGGCAGTAGCGGAGGTTTTCACCGTGAAGCGCGACAAATTCGACGGCGGCGGAATCTTCCGTCACTACGTCATTGCGTGGTCCTGTGCCCTCGGGCGGGACGAACTGCTGATATTCAAAATGGTCATTGATGCGGCTCAACGTTGGGCCTCCAGCCAAACGTCGTTGAAGTCATTCAAGCCGCGATGCGGCGTCACGACGTTGACGGGCTTGCGCCCGCCCAAATAGCGCTTGGTGCAGTGGCGGACCGCGCGCCGGCTAGTCACGTCCCTCTCTTGAAGCAGTGTTAGTTCGGTGACACGCTCAATCAGCGGGAAGGCCTGGATTGCCCCGGCCGATCCAAGCGCCCAAACCGGCCCCATGCCGGCGTGCCGAGCTGCAAGCACCGTCTCGAAACCTTCCCCGACCGTCAGGGGGCCGTTGACCGCCTCCTGGCTGTCGACCTTGATTGCGGCGCCCTTGGCTATGCCGAGCATCCGCCGGTCGACCTTCTTTCCCTCACGGTCCAGGAACGTCCTATGGATGCCGCACGGCTCGTCAGTGACGATATTGCGCATAAGGCAGACCATCCCCTCAAGCGTCTGGTCCCCGTATCGCAACCGCCCATGGAAGCGCACAACCCGACCGCCGATCTCTGGCGATAGAGTTAGCCCGCGCTCGTCGCGAAGATACCTTTCAACGATCGTTCCAGCGGGGTTGACCGCCTGCTGCCAGATCTTCTGCGAGAAGGCCTTGCGCTTCTCCATGTCGTCGTCGCTGCCGGCGACCGACACGACAAAGGGAGCAGTGTACTTGCCTTCCTCTTTCCATGAACCGAGACCGAGCGCTGAGCGTACATAGTCGCGGCATTCCATCGGGTCGTCGCTGGCGTGGCTGTAGACCACAAAGCCACCGGGCGCGCGTGGGCTGATGGTGATCGTCAGTGAACGATCTTGCTTGCTGTGTCCTGGGCCGGGGACGTTGACGCTGTTGCGGCTGATCGCGTCGCCGCCCATGATCTTCGCGATAGCGCGTGGATTGAGTGCAGTCACTGCGGCCCCCTGCTATTCAGCATTTCGACCGTCTGCGCCTCTATCAGTGAGGCGCGCCGACCACTCTCGCTTTTCGCTGCTTCGTAAAACGCTGCGGCGATCTGCTCCTGAGTGTCCGTCTCAATGCCTTCGCGTGCGATGAAGCCGAGCCTCATGCGACAATCAGGCGAAAGCGATTTGACCGCTACAAAATGCTTGAACTCACGCGGCAGCCATGTATGATTCCTTCCACTGACGACGGCGCCGGCTTCAACCTCTGCTCTATGTGCGAGGCGAATCCGATGGCGCCGATCAGGAAACCTCTCGAAAAATTTTTTATCGACTTGCGACATGCGATCGTTCGCAGCCGATAGTTCTTGGAGACGTGCGGAAGCCTTGCGAGGATTCGGCATCTAGCCATCACCTCGCTTGCTCTCGTGCTCTAACGCATCTTTCAGGTCAGGATCGTAATCAAACGCGGCCCTTTCCCAGAAGGCTGCGCGCTTGCCCAAGTTGATCGCGCGTCGCAGAAATTTCCGGGCCAAAAAACTCTGCGTTGATGTGCTCAAGCAAGCTTTCATATTTTGCAAGGCGCGCCACAGTAGATCGAAGCTCTTCAAGCTCATTCAGGTTTGCCCCATTGTTGCGGGGCTCAACCAAGCCTCGCAACTGTTCCAATTCCTCCCCTCGAATTGCTACGCGGGGATCGGCATACCAAATCGACTTGACCCGGGCCGGCGTCCAATTTTTCAAGCGACGCTCAAGGCGCCGAAGTATGGACTTCACCGACTCCCCTGGGCAGCCATCTCCTGCTAGCTGCCGGATCAGGTTCGACGCTTCACGCAACGCAACTTCACTAGTCATGACTTCCGACCGCTTTTCGGAGTTTTCCGACATGGCATCTGCTTTCCTGTTGTTCAGGAGAGCGAACGCTTAACGGCGACGCTGGAACGAGATAGCGACCCGCCGAAGTTTGGCGACCGAAACGGGCCTGCTTATCAGTCGAGAAATTTGGTTGCGATTGCCGCGGAGCTTTGCCCCCGCGACCTGCGGCGATCGTCAAATGACGGGCGGGAGAAACCCCCGCGCTCCCGCCCGTCATCCCCCGAACTGGAAAGGAATATGCGATGCCGCCGAAACTCATTCTTGGCGCCCTCCGTCCGAAGGGAGAGCGCAAGCGAGCGATTGAGTTATTTCGTGAGTGGGATCATGTGATGCAGAAGCATCATGGCCCGCTGTATCACCGGAAGCTTGGCTACACGCTGCATTGAACGCGGGATGCTTCACGTCAACGACGTTGAAGTCTGCCGGGTCCAGCGGGACGCACTCCGTAAAAGCGGCGTCCAGGATCTCGCGGTAGTATTCGGGATGGATATAGCCCGACTGTTTCCAGCGCTGAACCGTCGATTTTGATCGGTTCAATGCCCGAGCCGCCTTCGCCAAGCCGCCGAATCTTTTGATGATCCGGACCGCTGGCAGGTCGTTGGCTTCGATTGCTAAGGCGTGTGGCAAATCAGTCCTCGTCTGTGAGCGCAATATGCGTTCTTCAAACGCAAATGTCAACGTAGAACGCGTTAAGCGTTCTGTGGTACGCAAGGGCCGGAAAACAACCGAGATTTCTGGCATGGCCCCCAAGAGCGAAAAACCTAAGAAGCCGGGGCAACCCACCGAGGGGCAGTCGCTCGCTTCCCCGCAAGAGCGCCTGGCAACCGCGTTTGCCCAGCGCAGCCTCCGCGAAAATTCGGGGCAACCCACTGAGGAGCAGCCGCGGCGCCAACTGAGGTCCAGAGAGGAGCGAATCAAGCTGCGAAATGACAGGCTGGCCGCGTTGCGTGAGCGCTCGGGCCTGTCGATGGACGAGCTTGCAAGGGAAATGGGCTTTAAGGGCCAATCCAGCATTCAGCGCTATTTGAGCCCGACTTACGACAAGGGATTCAGGCCAGAGATTGCCGCGCGCTTCAAGGCGGCTTTCGTAGGCCGTGGCGAACCGCCTATAACGACTTCGGACATGGATTTTTTGGACAATTGGGCGGAAACCGCAGACGGCGACACTGTGGATATCCTAAGCCTGCTTTCGAGCCACCTGGACGCCAAAGGCACCTCAGCCGGCTTTGAGGAGCAGCTTGCCGACCTAGGGCTCCACCCCCGCAGCAGGGTTGCATCTGTGTTGACCCGCATGAAACGGCTGCGCGCGCTGGAAATTGACGAAACTGTGGATCGAGTTGCCGGGCTGCCGTTGGCGGAGGGAGACGTTCTCCTGAAAATTCCCAAGCACATCTCTGCCGAAAGCGTGGAAACGCTTCGGGACTGGCTAGAGCACATGATCAGCCTGTCTCTTAAATAAAATACGCAAAACGCGTTTGCTCGCGTTGACAATATACGCATAACGCGTGCATATTCTCCTCGTCGCCAACGGGGAGCCCTTTCATGCGCGCATCTATCCAACAGTCTCGGAACCAAGCACCGGTCATCAATTTTGCCTGCCCCGCCGCACAAAGCGGCCTGACCGCTCTTATCGCCCGCCTCAACGCGGCGGTTGCCGAAGTCGAGAAGTGGGCACCGATCGAGGACCGGCTGGAAGGTCAATTCCGCAAGTCGGCTGCGTCGGCGCCGAAGGTAAAGGGCGGAGTTGTCCCCGCGTCCACGCTAATGCAGGACGGAAAGCCGGACTTGGAAATGCCGGCGTCGGACTGGTTCTACCGGTCCCGGGAAAATATTGAGAAGGGCCACAGTGAGGCGCTGGCCCGCGCCGAGACTGCGGCGGACCGCGCGGCAGCCGATGCCCGCTATACGACCTTACTGGCCGATTGGGATGCCCAGGAAGCCGCATACAACGCCGCAAGACCACGCGGCCTCGCCAACGCCAAACGGATGCTGAGCAAGGCGCACCGGGCTTGGAGCGTGTCCGAGAACGCCATCGTCAACTACCAGCCGCAAAGCCTTGCCGAGGTCGCGGAGTGGCTGGCCTATGCTGGTCGCGACGAATTGCGCGGCGTGTTCTTCACGCCTGACGAGGGCCACCTGAAATTCATGCTGCGGACCGCTTCGGCTGCCGTCGCCAAGTTCACTGCAAATTGAGCCTGGGAGGGTCTGATGTTTAATGCCGCAAACACACACGTACAGCCGCCCGTCTTTCACCCGACCGCTTCCATGGCGGCGTCGTTCAATTCGGCCGTTCAGCTCTGGGAGGATCGTCAGAGTTGCGTCGAGACCTATCGGGTATATAGCCGCGCCTTCAAGGCGGCCTATAGGCGCTATCCGGAGTGGGCCAAGGGCGGCCCTCGCATGATCGATCACGCCGGCAATCTGGTTGGCGATGAGACGGGATATCCGCTGGACACCAGCGTTAAGCCACCCGAGCGACCCGGGCACTGCCGGGTTGCGCGGCCCTCCCCGCATGACGTGAAGAGCGACTTTGAGGTCTATTGCCGAACCATATTAGGTGGGCCGAGCAGCCACAATTATGAAGCGTGCCGCGCGAAGGCCCGCGCCAGAATGCGAGAGCGAATGCGCCCAATTATTGCGCGACTTCGCGAGCGCCGCCGCATCAGTGAAGACTTGGGCCTCAATCGCATTGAGCATGAATTGATCGCGCTCGTGGACAAGATCGGGGGTGTCGAAAGGCAGATTGTAATGCTGCACGATAGCGCGGACCGAACTGCCGCACTGATCATGGCTCAGGTCGAAGCTGAATGTATGGTCGGGGACTATGCCGATGGGCCGGGTTATTGCGGGACAATGGCTATGGCCCACCTAGCCCTCCGATCGCTGTTGCCCCAGTTAAGCGCCGTCATTCACGAACACGCCGATTTTTTCGTGAGTAACCCCACGTTGGCGGCGTGTCGAATGCCATTCTGGACCGGCTGCCCCGACGACGCCACGGATGAGCCGATATACGCATGACGCACGTCTATCACTTCACGGATACAGCGCGGCTCCCTTGGATTATTGGTTCAGGGGAGTTGCGTCCGTCTAGCAATAGCCGTCGCGGATTCCCGGCTGATCTGCTTTGGACCACGACCAATCCGGCGGGCGACAAAACCGCCTCCGCGACTTACGCGAAGCAACTTCACAAGGACGGCGTTATTCAGGTTGTCCGCATGACGTTGGACGCGGACGCCTTTGGGCCATGGCGCGAAGTGATTACGGGGCTGCCGGGCTGGACGGAGGCGCACCTTGCCAATCTGGAGCACGCCGCGAAGTCCGCGGGACAGGACACCGCGGCCTGGCGATGCCGGGTTGCGCCTATCCGGGATTACGATTGGCGAGACGTTGACGCCAAACGGCACAACGAAAACTGGCGCCGCATTGACGCCACGCAAGCCTACTGCATCGGCCACGGGCTTAGGAGGGGGTTTGTCATCGCTGGTTACGCCTATCTCGCCACGCAAGAGCGGGACGGCGCCGGCAACGTCAGTTATTCCAATTTCGCCCGGGCGGGAGTGACAGAAGCTTGAGCAAGCCGTCAGCAATTCCCGCAGGATCTTGGCCCAGGCGCATGGCAGCCGAACTGGCAGCCGGCTATTGCGGCGAGCGGACTGCTGAGGACTTCCTAAAGCGGGTTGGCAAAGAGTATCCTCAGCCGCGAGTGGCGGAAGGGCGTAGACGGTTATGGTTGAGGGACGATCTGGACAGGGCGATAGCCCCAAGCCTGGCGCAAGGCGACCTCGCAGAGGAACTGTGATGGTCGATCTACCGCGCCACGTCATCCCCAAGAAGCTCGCGAGCGGCGCGACTGCGTATTATTACAACGTCCCGACCAAATATCGGGCGGTCAAATGCCCGCTCTCAAATGAGCCGCTGGGGACTGACTACGCGCGGATGCAGGCGCGGGCCAAGACGCTCAATGAGCAGTTTGACGAGTGGGATCAGGCACGCAAGGGCTTGCCGATCAGCGGCGTCATGGCTCCGAAATACGGAACGGTTGATTGGCTGTTTCGCGAATACAAGATCAGCAAGGCTTACCTGGAGAAGGTCGCGGAGCGGTCTCGCTCAGATTACGAATGGGCGATCGACGAGATTTGCAACGTCCTCACCAAGTCAGGCGATCGTGTAGGAGGCCGACTCGTCAAGACGATCAGCCCGCGAGCGGCAGACAAGCTCTATGACAAATTCATCACCGCGAAGGGGACGAAGCTCGCAGCCGGCAAGCAACGGCTGCGCACGGGCGAAAAGCTAATTGGGCTCTGTCGGAAGGCGTGGCGCGTTGTCCATCGGCTCTATCCGGAGGAGTTTCCGGCCGACGTTCCGAATCCATGGGAAGGCGTGACGGTAAAGAAGCGGGCGAAAGCCAAGAAATCCGCCGTCACTCGGGACGAGGCCTACGCCTTCGCATGGGGCGCGATCGACGCGGGTTATCCGGAGGCAGCCGCTACCGCGGTCATCTGCTTTGAATGGCTCCAGCGCCCGGAGAACGTGGTTGCGGGCTACATCACATGGGCCGACTACCGCGCACCTTCGGCGCCGTCGATCATTCGGGTAGCCCACCATAAGACGGGCACGATTGCGCCCCACCCGCTGGAAGAGACCGACGAAAAAGGCAACGTCACGCTGTTCTATCCTGATGCCGAAGAAGTTCTGGCAAAGCTGCCCAAGCTCGGGCTGCCCATGATCTTACGCGACTTAGGCGACGGCGCAGCCAAGCCGTGGATTTACAGCTCTCTTAACCATGTTGTGGCGCGGCTCCGAAAAAAGATCGAAGGGGTTCCGCCCTACTTCACTTTGGACGCTTGCCGGCACGGCGGGTTGACGGAGTTGGAGGAGGCAGAGCTGACGGACGGGCAAGGCCGCGCGCTGTCCACGCACAAAACGCAACAAAGCTACGAGGGCTATGCGAAGCGGTCCGCCAAGCGGATGCTATCGGCCACCCGGAAGCGTCATGCTCACGTCCTCGCGAACAAAATAGCGACAAGCATTCAGAATGAAGGGGCTGATAGCGTTCAGAATGAAAAACAGGAGGTTGAGAAAAGTGCTTAACCTTCAACCGCTTGAATGGCGCGCTCGGAGAGATTCGAACTCCCGACCCTCGGAATCGAAATCCGATGCTCTATCCAGCTGAGCTACGAGCGCCCTGGCCCAGATCTTGGACCGTAACCGAGACGCCCCAGATAGCTGCTGGCGAGCCAGCAGGCCGGGCGACGTTCGGATGGGTTCGAATTAGCAGAGAGGCCGGCCAATAAAAAGCCCTTCCGGCCTCGATTCGAGACGGGTCAGACCCGCCCTCACCAGGTGCTGTTGAAGAAGCCGAAATGCGGCTGCTGCGCCATCACCATCATCGGCCGCCCTTGCTGCGGCACCGGATGCGTTCTGGCGACCTTGCGCTTGGGCTGCTGCGCCGGGGTCTGAGGAGGCTGGGCCTGCGCCTGAACTTGCGGCTGAATTTGCGTCTTGGCCTCGGTCTTCTTGACCGCAGCGGTATCGGCCTTCGCGGCCGGCGTGAATTGGGCGAACGTCTCGCGGACCCGCGCCTTGGCTGATATCTCGGCCAAAGCGGGTGACATGCTCTCCACGGGCGGCTGGGGAGCCGCGACGGCGGCGATCTTCGCCGCAGGGGCGGCAAGCGTCGGCTGACTGGTGTCGAGTACGACACGCTCCGGCAGGTGGCGATCGGACCGGATCCGAATCAACGGCTGTTCGTTGCTTGCGGTTGCGATAGCCTGCGTCACAGGCGAAGTCGGCAGAACGTAGTTCGCCGCGAACAGCAGTGCGAGCAAGGCTCCACCGACGAAGAAGAAATACCGAAAGATGGGCAT